GGAGGCGAACGCATGGCGCAAACAGCAGCCGAACGCAAAGCCGCCCAGCGTGAGCGCGACAAGCTCAAAGAAGAGCAGCGCCTTGCTGCCCTACTCGCCTACCGCCTAAAGCTCGACGTTTTCAAAGGCACCGCCATTCACATAGGCCGCTGCATGGCCGTGGCGCAGATCGAAGAGCCGCAGGACGTAATCACCCGATTGATCAACCGCACTGCCGACATGACAGACGAGCAGCTGGCCGAGTTGTTGAGCCGGCCTTAGTCACGGCGATGTGTCACGCAAACAAATAACGGAGGCGAACATGCCTTTACCTTTGAATGGATTAAGCATTGAAGAGCTTGAGCATTATCGGAGCATAAACCCCATGCTTGAACAATCCATCCCAGCATCACGGGCGGCTGAGGCTGCCCGCATTGCGGCGGCTGTCAGCCAGTTCAGCGGCCAGATAACCACCCTGCCCGGCTTCAAATACGTACCGGCCCCACCGCGCACCGATCCCCACCCCGAACAGGTCAAGCTGGGCGAACTCCGCTCACTGGCCCGCCGAGGCTGCAGCATGCGCTATGCAGCCATGTGCATGAACCTGACAAAGGACCAGGTAGCGCACTTGGCCAAGCGCAATGGCGTCAAGTTCAGGGGGAGGCTGTGATGCGCAAAAAGAACAACGCCCAGCGGCGCCTGCTGCGGGCAACTGACGCACTGCTGCGCCAGCATCACATTGTCATCGTAGACATTCACCCGGCAGACAAGCAGGGCTTGCTCAACTGGAAGAACTGCAAGTCGGTGAACGCCGGCCGCCAGTTGGTAGATGGCGTCTGCGACCTGCCACACCAGTGGACGATCTATCTGGCCGTGTTCTGCCGCAGCCAGACCGGTGAGCAGTACATCAAGGCACAAGAGGTCGAGCCAATCGGACGCTACCGCTCAGGGCAACTGACCGAGGTAATCGTTCACCACCATGAGGCCCTGATAGCCACCTGCAACCCGGCGCACGTCACCGGGTATGGCTGGATTGCCAGCCCGGTTGGTGAATCGCTTACCGAGGAACAGGCGGCCAAGGTGTTTGAGGCTGTTGGGTGCTGGCAGAGGCAGGAGAATGCAGCATGAAGGCGATACTAGACCCCTGTTGCGGTAGCCGCATGATGTGGCTGGACCGTAGTAACCCGGACGTGGTGTTCGGTGATCTTCGGCGCGAGTCCATCACGGTTACAGACCGGTCACACGGTCGCGAGAATGGAACCAGAACCCTGCAGATCGAACCGGATGTGCAGATGGACTTCCGAGCATTGCCCTTTCCTGACAACTCATTCCTGCTTGTTTCGTTTGATCCTCCCCACCTTGAGCGGGCCGGCCCGCGAAGCTGGCTAGCGGCCAAGTACGGCAAGCTCGGCAGTGATTGGCGAGAGGACCTGCGCCAGGGTTTTGCCGAATGCCTACGGGTACTAAAGCCCGGTGGAACTCTGGTTTTCAAGTGGAACGAGACACAGGTGAAGGTCGGCGAGGTGCTTGCCCTGATCCCCATTGATCCGCTGTTCGGCCACCTGTCCGGACGCAAGGGTCTGACTCATTGGCTTGTGTTTATGAAGGATGGCGACCCATGACCACCCTCGAAGAGCTCAGCGCATGCCCTATCGCCAATCACACGTTCTGGTCAGAGCGTGCCCGCCTGAATCTGGTCCTGATGCGCTACGCCAAAGCCAGCGGCACATGGCAGGACGTGAGACTCGAGCGCAGGGCATTCCGCAAGAACATGGCACACCGCCGGGCGCGTACCTTGCTTGATGCATAACGAGGTAGCAGCATGACATTAACCTTCGGCTCGGTGCCGGCAAAGCTTTGCAGTAAATGCAGGGAGAGGAAGCATTTAACTGAATATCACCGCTCCGGCAAAGCCAGTGATGGCCGAGCCAGTTGGTGTAAGCCATGCACGAACACCATGCTCCGGGCTAAGCGTAAGCGAGAGTACTCGGCGGCGAACAAGATCAAGTGGCACATGGCGGGACGCTACCGACTCACCATGGAGAAGTATCACGACGCACTTATCGCCCAGGCAGGACGGTGCGCGATCTGCACCATCGCCTTGAAGCGCCCCTGCGTTGATCACTGCCACAACACGGGCCAAGTCCGAGGCCTGCTATGCCACAAATGCAATATCAGGCTTGGCGGCTGGGATGACCTTGAATGGCGCGCCAAAGCCATGGAGTACCTGGGGATCAGCCCATGACCGCCTATTACAACGAGATCGACCCGTTCGCGGCCCAGTGGCTTCGCGATCTCATCAAGGCCGGGCACATAGCGCCCGGCATCGTGGACGAAAGGAGTATCGAAGATGTCATCCCTGACGAAATTGCAGAGTTTACCCAGTGCCACTTCTTTGCAGGCGTTGGTGTCTGGTCCCTCGCTCTTCGTCGAGCAGGGTGGCCAGATGACTTGCCTGTATGGACCGGCAGTTGCCCCTGCCAGCCTTTCAGCGCGGCAGGCAAAAGCGGCGGGTTTGATGATGAGCGCCACCTCTGGCCCTCGTTCGCTTGGCTCATCGAGCAGTGCAAGCCTGCAGTCATCTTTGGAGAACAGGTTGCAAGCAAAGCTGTCGAGCCTTGGGTCGACCTTGTACACGCTGACCTGGAAGCCATGGGTTACGCCTTCGGGGCTGTCCCGTTCCCGTCTGCGGGCGTCGGTGCGCCGCATATCCGCGACCGACTCTACTGGCTGGCCGACTCCGAAAGCCACCGACACGAATGGGCCGGGAAACTCGGCAAACAGGCAAGGTGGAATGGCCTTGCACACCTCGGCGCAGCTGTCAGCGTGGCCGACTCCGACAGCGGCATTGGCGGACAAGGGTGTTCGGACATTAGAGGGCGGCCTTGCGGAAGCGATGCGCAATCATGGGCCGGACCTGGCGGCGGCCGCTTGCTTGTCGGGGTGGACCACACCGACATCCCGGGATCACAAGGACACTCCCGGGATGGTGGCGCAACGGGACGGAAAGGACCGGAACGACCAACTGCCGCGGCAGGCGTATCTGGCAGGCTGGCCCACCCCAATGGCAGGCACCCCAGCCCAGAACGGGAACAACGCAGCGGGCAACAACGACAGCAGCCGAAAGACAGTGGATTGCTGCAAGCCGGATCAGCCGGCCCGGTTAACGGCTTCTGGTCAGATGCTGATTGGCTCTTCTGCCGGGATGGCAAGTGGAGGCCAGTTGAACCCGGCACATTCCCGCTGGTTGATGGGGCTGCCGCCAGAGTGGGACGACTGCGCGGTTACGGCAATGCAATCAATGCCCAAGCGGCGCAAGTCTTCATCGAATCGTACTTAGAGGCACCCCAATGACCCCACAACTAACAGCCACCTTCGGCACTGACTCAGACGGCAAGCCGGTAGCGGTCCTGTCTGGCGTGCCGTCTGAGGTATACGCAGGTCAGGATCTTGAAGCGCTGGCCCGCACGGTAAAGCAGATCCGGATCGATCTTGATTCGGGTATCACAGGAATGCGGAGTTACCCGGAGGATGGCCATGAATAACCCCCGCAACTGCGGCTGCCAGAAGTGGCTGACCGAATGCAACCAGCGCGAAGGCTGCTACAGCGCAACGAGGATGAAGGCTATGAGTGATGAACAGGATTTGATGCGGGCTTTCTTTGAAGAAAGCATGTCCTCACAAGGCGAATGGCCGAAAGCAATTGAGAAGAATGCGGACGGCGGCTATCGGCTTATGAATACAGCCGCAAGCTGGGAAGCGTGGCAGGACGCTTGGCAAGCAGCCCGCCAGCAAGCGGTGCCGAGTGGGTGTGTGTTGGTTGGGCGAAACCTGCTAGAGCGTTTGCTTGATGAGGGTTCGCGCCGAGACACTTGGGCCGCGCAAGACGAACTCCGCGCCATGCTCGCAGCAGCCCCGAAGGCAGAGCAGAACCCAGAGTTCGGCGCACCCTATCAGGGTGCCCGCGAGGAAATGGCTATCTGGAAAAAGCGCGCATTGGAAGCAGAGCAACGGATACGCGAGCAGGATCAGATCATTGATGGGCTTGTTGATGCGCTTAACGCTGATAACGGGCCCGTTCGCTTTGGCGAGCCAGTGTTTACACAGGCAGAGCAAGCGGTGGCGGTAGATCGTAAGGAAATAATCGAAGTCTTGATGTCCACTACGGGGCTATCTGCTGGCGTCACGGCTGATGCAATCCTCGGCCTGTTCGCAGCAGCCCAACAGGCAGAGCAAGCGGTGGAGGCGAGCAAGAAAGACAGCATCTTATTCCACATTGCTGAGATACTTCGCAAGGCACAAGGCATGACGTGCTACGAAACTGGCGATGATATTGACGTTGTTTATGAGTGCATGCGAATCCGGGAGCTTTGCAAGTCAGCCCCGCCAGCCCCTGACGTTAGTAGGCTGGTGAAGGCTGCTCACAACGCCTTGCTGGAGATAGAATCCATCATGCATGAGGCTTACAACAGCGCAGAGCCTGTGTGCTGCGGTCGGCCCGGAATGGAGTGCTGTGGCTCCCCGGCACCAGAGTGGAGTGATTTTGACCAGAGGATGATGGATCGACTTGCTCCGCACCAGCGAGCATTGAATACCGCCCTCGCCGCCCACCAGAACAGGGAGGGGTGAGGGATGGCAACTAATCAGTTTGGTCTAGACGTGGACTATTTTGTGAGGCTTTGCAAGCGAGAGTTTTCGCCCGAAGCCATAGCCAACCAAACACCGTCAGACCTAGCAAGAGCGCTGGCTCGTGCTTCTCGGACTGCTGACCCACAGGTAATGCATGAACCTGAGTTTCGACCTGAAAAGGAGCAACAGCCATGAGTAAGCCGGAGGTGTTGGCGTGGCTTTGGATGGCTTATGGAAAGCAGGTAACGGTCGATCCGGGCGGCGCTGAAAAGCTGATTACTGACGGCGAAACGGTCGAGCCACTCATCCGCCTCACCGACCACGAAGCGGCCCGCGCCTTGTCGGCGGCGCGAATTGCGGAGCTGGAGGGGCAGCTTGATGATCCGTTTCGGTTGGCGCGGCACTCGAAGCGCTATGTCGAGCAGTTGCGCGAAGAGAAGGCCGAACTGCTGGGGCTGTTGCGGGATGTCCGCGAAAAGGCCTGCTATTCGGTAGGTGAAGCCGAAGCGATATCCAGGCAGCTACACCTGATTCGCGAAACAATCGACGCCACCCTGGCCCGGCTGGGCAAGGAAGGTGGAGAGTGATTCACCGCCCAAAAGGCAGCATGTGTGCCACCTGCACCCGAAAGCGCAATGACTGCTCTACCCTGCCATTCGCGCAGATGCGCCCAATCGGAAAAGACGCTGACGGCACCATTGTCGTCAAGTGTGAGCGGTTCGAGCGCAGCAAGTAACCAACTTCCCACCTTCGGGAAATAGATACCCCCTACCACCTTTGCCCGCTATGCGGGATGGAGAAGTATTTTCATGCCAATTGAAATCGAGATTACCGAACGCAAGAAAATCAACCCTGTTTTCCTGAAGGTAGATGCAGAAGCTCGCTATTACGAAGACGCCAAGCTGAATGGTGCCGAGGACAGCTACGAAGAGCCCAAGGTGCCTTTCCTTATCGGTCGAGTCTGGTGCCCGACCATCGAACTGGAAACTGGCAAAGTGATCGACTGGCCGGAAGGTTTGGTTGCTGACATCCATTACAAAGTCTGCGACCAGGGCTGCTATCGACTTCTTGATGTCGACCGCAATGTCCTGGTGGAAAAGGACGGCTATGTGCCAGACATCCTTTGCCCAGGCGGTAACGGATATGGTGACTACATCATTATGAAAATCGATGGTGCCGGCCAGATCGAGAATTGGCGGGTGGATCTGGATGACTTCACTGCCGACGACGAATAACCCCCCCCCCACCCCTTCATCACCCTATACGCCGGGAGCCATAACCATGGACTACCTCACCGCACTAATCGCCATCGGCAGCATCAGCCTGAACTTGGTCCTGCTGTATGCGCTTTACCACACCCGGGTTGCTTATGACGAGGCATCGAGCGAACGGGATAAGGCTCATGCTGATGGTCAGGTCTGGAAGGATCGTTTATTCACGCTTACCCGAGCAATGCAGAGGGACGATCCATGAACGGATACTACATCCCCGGCCTGATCCTTCTGGCCAGCCTTTTCATTGCCTGGCTGCTGGTAAAGGCAGCCAGTGACGACAACGAACCGGAGGCATAACATGCCAAAAGTCATCACGCACAACACAGTCAACATGCCCCGCCTGATGGAACTCGGGGAGTATCGCAAGCTGCGCTATGCTGGAAAGGAGCCCAGCTTACAGAAGCTGAAGAAGTGGATTGATGAGGGGGTAGTCGTGGGCGAGGTAAAAGACGGAATGTATTTCGTAGACCTGCAAGCCGAGCTGCTGGGCTCCAGCGATCATCTGCTTGCCAAAATGCTGGCTTGTGCCTGATGGCGCCGCCACGCAAACGGACGGTCACCAACCGTGATCTGCCGCCGAACCTGTACCCCAACGGTAAATACTGGCAGTACCGCAACCCGATCACCGGAAAGAAGACCAGTATCAACCGACCGCTGGGCGATGCAATCAAGCTCGCGCGGGCAGCCAACGCGAAGCTTCTGCCGCTGGCAGCTGATGAGCGACTGCTGGAGATGATCACCGGCGACCAGGCGCCCACCGTCAAGATGCTGATCGACCGCTTTGAAATGGAGTGGCTGCCTGATCGAAAGCTGGCTGCATCCACGTTGAGCGAGATCCGGATAAAGCTGAACCGGTACCGGGTCGATCTGGGCAAGATGATGATCGGGCAACTGGACGTGCTGGCTCTGGCTGAATACCTCGATGCGTTCACCGGTAACGCCTACACCAAGCACCGCGGGCTTTGGATCCAGATATTTACGTTTGCCGTGGCCAAGGGCTTAGCTGATCGCAACGCCGCTGATATGACACTGGTGAAACAGGAAGGCGTGAAGGTGCGCCAGCGCCACACCAAGGAAGGCGTAGACGCCATTCTCAGCGCCAGCACCACTCCGGACTGGCTCAAGCGCGCCATACGGCTTGCCCTGTTGTCGCTCCAGCGCCGAGAGGATCTGGTGAAGTGGGAAAGGTCAGCCGCGGACGTAGAAGTCAACACGCTGCGCGTCAGCCCGGGCAAGACCGAGAACTATGCCAGCCCGATCAACCTTGAAATTGAAATGGGGGCCGACCTGCGCCAGGTGGTACGCGAGTGCCTGTCAGTACCGATTGCCAGTCCCTATCTCCTTTGCTACCAACCCAGGGCAAGACGCCGCGAGCAGATACAGGCCAAAGCCCATTGGTCAGCTGTAACCGTCGACTACCTGACAAAGGAATTTGCGAAGGCCCGCGATGCTTGCGGATCATATGACCACATCGAGAACCCCCGCGCACGCCCCTCAGTGCATGAGCTGCGTGCGCTGGGCGCTTGGCTATACGAACAGCAAGGATTCCCGACCGAGTACGTCCAGGCGCTGCTGGGTCATGCCGACGAGAAGATGACTACTTACTACCAGAGCGGCCATGGCGAGAAAACAGTGGAATACGTGAAGGTGTCCGCCGGGTTAAAGCTTTAACTTGGTGGCACGTTTTCCCAATGATTGCCCAAAGTTTGCCCAAACAAAAAGGGCGACCCTTCCGGAATCGCCCTGTAAGCCCCGCGCAGTACGGGTTTTGTTTGGTAGGCACGATTGGATTCGAACCAACGACCCCCACCATGTCAAGGTGGTGGCTGCTTGCAGCCTAAATCCTTGATATGCAAATGAAAACACGGTTCCAGCCGAGGCCGAAGAGCGCGCAGTCTATCATAAAAGAATCAATAAGTTACACACTGTATTTTCCTACAGTGCTCTCGGCCGTTCTGGCCAAATCCAAATCCCATTTCTGTGACTCAGTTCAACGCATCACCCTGCCCGGCGTGGCACAAACTTGCCCCGCATCCACACGGAAGTGGGGCAAGTTTGTGCCACGCCGCGTTAAGCAGTCCCGGCATTATGCCTTTATCAATCCAACTGCAAAAAGGGCTTGCTCTAGTGCCAGTACCCTGGCAGAAACATCAGCCAAAGTTGCAGTGCCTGCATTAAATGCCGTCTTGCTGGGGGTGCCGGTTCCTGCCGTCCATCCAGAGTCAGAGCCGCCGTATGCAATCCAGTCCGATGACGGTCGAATATAGAAGCGACCATCTGCAACGTTAATCGCGAATCTGGCGTCGTAAAAAGACCAAGCTCCGTCAAGATAGCGTGCCAGCTTGTTTGCCTGACCAGCCCATGCTCCGGTTGGTGCGGTGCCGACAATATGTCGCTGCCCTTCTACACCGGCTGGTGGCGTGTTTTCTCCGACCGTTTGCACCCGAACTTGCAACAGCGCATCAATATGATTCAGAGAAAGGTTAAGACCCGCCGCTGGGTCAGTGGTGTTCTCTGGCACTAGGGGTATGTTGTTGTTGATAGTGCTCATACGGTCACCTCTGCTGCCGGGCCTGCGCCGGTCAATCTGTTGAGTTGCTGCACGCGAACCAGTGTATTGGCCGCTGGTTCTGCAATGATAAAATACTGGTTCTGGGTGCTGTGCACTGTGCCGCCTATCGTCACCTGATAGCCATCGAACAGAGCACCCATGCCTATTTGCGTGCTACCGCCGAGACGCCCCGCGCCCTGCCAGGTAATGGTAAGGTTCCCGCCCGCCCGCTTCGCTCGCAGATAACCCGGCTTGCGCTCGCGCTGTGACTGTCCGGTGAAGGTCGCGGTCTTGACATGGCTTTGATCCGAGCCAAAGGACGTGACGCGGAAAGTCAGCTCGCGGTTCAGCTCGAACAGCTCGGCATCAATGAAGAACATGAACTGGCGCTGCATCAGCACGAATCGGGTTCCGGCAGGATGGGATACGATTGGCGATCCTTTACGGCCACGCAGCCAGCTGGACACCTGCCAGACTTTGGGTTCAACCTCTTCAACGTCACCCAAGTTGACCAGCTCGTCACCAATAAGCGCAAGGCTTGCCCGGTTCATCATTCCCGCCAGAGTCGCGGATTCAAGCTCGTCATCAAGCACAAGCTGGATGCGGGCGATGTTCACCGTGTCAGGGTAATAAGCCGAATGCGCTGGCAGAGGGTCTACCAGCTCACCGATGGTGGCTTCAGCCTGAACCTCGATAGAGTCTATGTAGTTCTCACCGCCGTCCGTGGATAGTTCCACAAGCGCGCCGGTCCAGCTGTCTGATGCTCTGCCGACCGCAACGTAATAACCCAGCCGGTCGTCTGCATCGCGGATGATGTGGCTGTCGATGAAATGCAGGACGGTTTCACCGATAATCAGCGACGGCGGGTCGATAGGCTTCTGCACCGGCACGCCCTGAATAGCGGACTGGTAAGCGCTGCGGCGATCATAGCGGGCCTTGTAGTTCTGCTGACCCTCGTCGATCTCCGTCTCGATAATGCGCAGCCGCTCGCCCTCAAGGGTGATGATGTCGCCATCGGTTAGCCAGATATAAGAGTCTGGCAGGCTGAACTCCCAGTCCCCGCGCTGCTCTTCGATACTGATCTTATGGGTGATGATTGCAGCCCTTGCAGCATCATCGGCGCGCATGATGACCTTCGTTTGCACCTTGGTTTCAGCAGTCGCTCGGTTATCTAAGCTGCGGTCACTGGTCTGCTTGTCTGCCGACAGCCCGCCGTCAATGTCGTAATACTCAAGATGCAGGACACGGGGAACCGTGATCGAGTCCTTGCGCTTGAGCTTGCGACCTTCCTTGCCATCATCGATCAGATCATCAAGCGTCAGCTCGGCAACCACGTCACCCCCACGGGGTACGAAATGAATATCGCCGTCGAAGTTGGATGCGTCGAACAGGTATATCTGTGCCAGAGTTTCTATGTGGCTGAACGCAGCATCCGCTGGTGATACCGGCAAACCGTCAACCGAGCCTTCCAGCCCCTGAAGGTTGATCCGGTCAAAAGGCAGCCCAGCACGCAGGCAAATCTCAGCAACCACGTCAGCAACTGGCCAGCTTGCCTCAAGAGGGTCATAGGACAGTCCTGGGCGATTGAAGTTTGCGCCAATTATTCCAGATACAATGTCTGATAGGCTCACGAATTTGGCCTCTTGGCTATGAACTGAACCCTGAGCTGGCGATTAAATCCTATTTTTACCAGCCGATCCCATGGGCCAGGATCAAGCGGATATTCAATTAAATACCGGTCACGTTGTTTTCTATGCGCCAGCGACTTATCCGGCTTAATGTAAGCGAACAAGACATCAGAAATTGCCGACTGCGCCTCGCGCTTGTCATCAAGAAAAACCCTTGGGGTTATAAGTCCGGGGAACTCGGTTATAACAAAGCTATTTGGCAGGCTATCAAACCAACGTAGTTTTGTTACCTCGCCCTCAGTGAAGGCAAGAACTGGCTGCATGTTCTGATCAAAAGAAAGACTGACCTGCGCAAGCTCTTCTACGGCCTCGTAGATCACAAAAGGATCTACGCTTGGCGCGTCAATAATTATCTGATTGCCAATGATCCGGGCGCGCCATACCTGAAAGTTAAGGCCTTGCGAGGGGTCTTGGATGGCAACGCCCCCGTCCTCATAGTCAACATATTGAGTGACGGGCAAAGCCCGCGCCCCAACAAGCAGTGCAGGAACGCGCTCACTTGAAAGAGCATCCTCTGGCATTGCCACGGCTAAACCCTCCGAGCCCAAGTTATTCTTGGAGTGAAGGTCAAGTTAAAGTCTGCTGTCTTGGGTATTGCTGGGCTGAACTGGATTTGGAAAGTGCCGAGCGTCCAAGCAAACCGCATGGAAAGAATATTGAAGTTCCCGGCGGTCAGGTTCCACAGTATAGCCATGTCTCGGTAGTAATTACCTGAGCCGTAAGCAGCGTCTGTAGCACTGCTGCGGTTGCCAGCTGCGCCGACCGTTCCTGTCGGCTGACCTGTGATCGTACCCATCGCTCCGTCATAAGCAACCGCTTGCGTTGATCCTGCGGGCGCTGCAACGGCGGTGACGGCGGTGTTCCAACCGACACCAAGTGATGACGCGGTCACATTGCATGCGCGCAGGGTGTAGTCGTATCCGCTTATCGTGCCTGTAACGTCAGCCAGTGGAGGATAGATTCGCAGTTCATAGGTCACAATGAGCTGCTCATCACCAAGAACGGTCAAGGCAACCGGGTCGCCCTCACTGTCCTTAATTAACGCGCGACTGAAAAGATTAGCGCCAGAGGCCCAATCGATACCAACTTCAGTTATGTTTTGGTTGGTGCCAAAGGCTGAAAAAGTGAATTCCCAGCGGCGCCATGAATAGTAAGGCTCAGTCGATTGAGCACCATTTGACTGTGCGCCAAAAGACTGCCTTGCATAGAATGCAGCAAGAGCAGCATCCGTAACCGCTGGCGTTGTGCTGCCAGTGCCGACCTGGCAACCTTGAATAAAGGATCCAGAACCCATTCTATTTAATCCCTGATTGAGTATCAGGTTAGGCTGCCAATCACTTAAAAGCCTGCGCGCTCCGTCAGGGCGTACCGCTTCAAACTTGAACCAGCCGCCAAGCTCCATTCCCACCTTAGGAGTTAAAGCCATCTCTTTAATTTTGCTCATGCCAATGTCAATCCTGTAATTGAAGCGCCAATATCAAGCCCGTCAGGGTCTAGCGTGTAGCGCCTAGCAATAAGTTTGAGCTGTAAGCCAGTAACGCTTACAGCAACATCAACCCCCTCTTGCAGCTCGTACTCAGGAGGAAGTTCAGCAACAAGCTCTAAAGCTTGAACCAGCGCACCAACATCAACGTCCTCTTGGTAACTAAAGCTCGGCGGTTCATATGCAATGAGGTCAAGGCTGGTTACAGAAGCCCCAACATCAAGGTTGTCTATCTGAGCCCTGAACTCACTTATGCGCAAAGCCTGGGGCTCGGCGTTAATTGAATCGTCTAGCTCAACAGCGTAAGGCTTTGATGTAAGGCTCTCCCCATAAGCCCGCTCGACCTCAAATATCCACTGAGGCACAGCGCCGCCCGTGTCCTGCAAGTCCTCGTCACGGGCCACCATGTAACAGGTGCCGCGCATGGCGGGAACCTGACCGGCACCGAAAACCGCCTCAAGCGATGGATCAGGCAACTGGTCCCATTCGCCCAGGTAGAAGGTAAAGCGGCGCAGGAATGTGCCGTTGTTCTTTCTGCCCCATTCGCTGTTCGGCCTGCCGTCATAGATCAGTTTGTTATTGCGCCAGGCCCTGCGAATGCCGGTGACAGGCCCCTCACAGATGCCGACTGCATAGGTTCGACGGGGAACCTCCACGGTCTGCTCGCTACCGCCGCCACCCTTACCGCCAGAACTTTGTTTTTTTCTCTGGATTCTGGGTGGCTCTTGTACCGCAACGATATTGCCGCCAATTGGCCGAACGATTCCGAATACGATCTGGCGCGGCTCGCCCTCCTTGGCTGTCTGCTGGGCAATCTCCCCCAGGCGCTGGGCCGGAAGCTCTGTAGGACCAAGGCCGAATAGCTTGGCAACACCAGTAAACGGCGCGATTACTATCGAAGCCATGGGCGATACACTCCAACAATCCGAGCCAACCACTCGCCATCAATCCGATGCTCACAAACAGCCGTCAGCGAGTAAGAGTGAATCAGTGACAAGCCCCCGTGACAGTAATCTCCGATGATGCCGACATGGCCTGGCCCTGCCTGGTTGTGCCACTGCATCAGCACAACGTCGCCAGGCTGCATATCATCAACGGTCTGTCCAAAATGCTCGTCAAGCTCACGCTGCAGGCCGTCCTTCCACGGCTCCCTGCCATAATCACGCCGGTCGCGCATATCAATACCGCCAGCGGCAACGGAATGAACGATCAGACCAATACAGTCGATACCGAAAGGCGTTCTGCCACGGTGCCGCCACTTTGTCCCGATCCACTTGCGGGCCTCGGCAACGCAAAGTTGAGCCGGGATCATTCGATCACCTCGCTGCCCTGGAATCCGCCAGGGATGCTGGCCTGCGGTGACAGGACTGCGGTTCCCTCTCCTACCGGAATGAGCGGCTCACCTTTGTAATTCAGAAAGTTCCCGTATGCCTCACAGTTGGCCGGCGTCTTGTCGCAGTCAGGTCGAAAGCGGAACTCATGCCCAGCGGCTATCTGGAACGGGGCTGGCTCAACCAGCGCAATAGTGCCCGTGAGCGGCCCAAAGCCTTCAACCTGATACAAGCGCTGCCCTGCGTTCGGGCCGGTTAGCCACTGCACCCTGGCGGTGTTTGGGATGGGGTCGATGGCAAAGGCGGAATCAGCAAAGACGCGGAACGGCTCATCGGATACGCCGGTCACAATGCCGGACTGCCAGAGCGCATCGGCATCTACGCCGCAGCCTGTCTGGCCGTTCGGTTCGGTGCCAAAGGTTGCCCGGCAATTGCGCGACCAGAAATGCCCAATCGGCTGGCGAAGGCGCATGGCATAGCTCAACAGCTCTGGCATGAACACCACGCCGTCCTCTGTATTCACCTCACCCACATCACCGGCATCAATGATCATGTGGCCCATGGACAGGTCAGCCCAATTGACCAACATCATCTGCCACTGCGCGTCGTCCAGCTCACCAGCGGCGACCATCTCAACCGTGATGCCAGGCACGTCTGCAGACAGCAGGGCATAGGCCTCGGCGTTATCAACTGACAGTCCGGTATCAGTGGCAATGATCGAGGGATCAAATCCGTTGATGGCGCTATAGGTGACGCCCAGGTATTCGACATCACGGTCGAGCGTGGTCATGCCGTACTCTCGCCCATCCTTGAGCGTGAAGCGAAGCAGCCGGCAGGTCGTGGTGACAGGCTGCTGCAGATGAGCCCGCAGCGCCGCGGGGATGTTGCGGCTCACAGGCGCACCTCGATCAGATCCACATTGGAGCTGAGGATAAAGCCATTCTGCCGGCGCGCGACCGGATCACTGTCCAGTCGATCAGATACAAACCGGACAGGAACGTCGAACTCGCCAGACCAGGTGATGACTGCGCCAGGTGTCGCGGTGAGCGTTACCAGCCCGGTCGTGTAGTCGATGGCAGCAGAAGCGGCAACACCATCCTCAAAGATCGTGACCGTTCCGCTGACCGGCTTCTTGATCGGGCGCGACATATCCAGCGGGCCGAATGAATAGACCTTGGCCAGTTGCAGCGTCTGCTCGACTCCGGAGCCCTCGCCTATTACTTCAGCTTCAGCTCGGTAATCGGTCCAGTCCTTGAACCTGAAAGCAACCAGCGATCCCATGCAGGCCATGTGCGCATCACGGACAAGGGCATGATCTTCTGGTCGAAGATTCTGGTACAGCAGCGCGCCCTGAAAAAGAGGCGTAGACCAGTCGGCATTCCGGCGCTCCGCCCCAGACTGCAGCGTCTTGATGCGGGTTTTGAACTCCATGCCAAAGGTTGAGCCATAGCTCACGCAGTCAAGCAGGCGGGACTCGTTGAACATTTAACCGAACCTCGCTTGGACTTGTTTTTGTTTGCGCGCAGCATCGCTGGCCAGTTGGCTGGATGTGCGCTTGTCGACCGAGCCGGTGACGTAGATGGTTTGGTTCACGCCGCCACCCATTGCGGCAGACTTTCCTCCCATGGCCCGGCCAACTCGATCAAGCGTGGCGTCCAGTTTGGCGCTGGTGTTGGCCGTGGTTACCCGCTCGCCCTTTTCAAGCAGCCAGGTGCCGGTCTTTGGCACGCTGTCGAGGCCTTCATGCGCCATGCCGGTCATTTGTGTGCCTTGGATGGTAGACACAATACCGGCAGTGGCTGCGGCAACAGATGCCATGGCAGGGATGTTTGCGGGGAAAGGGATCGCTGCTGCCGAGGCAATACCCTGCTGAATCTTCACGATTGCATCTGCAATGGCAAAGCCCTTGGACACGGCAAACATGGCACGGCTGATACCGGTCTGCTTGCCTGCAAACTGCTCAGCAAGACCGCCCAGACCGTCGAACAAGGTCTGATACTGCGTCATCATTGCCGAAGTACGTTCGGACTCAAGCGCCGCCAGCTGTGCCTGCCGGTCTGCCTCGAGCTCGAGCAGCAGCGCGGTTTTCTCTTCCTCCATCAGCGTGATGCTGTCCATCACGATCTGGCGTCGGTTTTCGTATGACTCGGCCAGCTTTTCCTCTTCCGTCTTGAGGTAATCCATAACCCCCGAGACAGCCTTGGTATCCTCGCTGATCGCTTCCTGATAGGCCTTCTCGGCTTCCTGCGCCGCCTCAAATGCAGAGACTGTATCAAGCAGGCTCTGCGCGTAGGCCAGCTGGCTTTCACTGGCGCCCATCACAGACAGGTCGTATATCTTGACCTCATCGGCAGCCATGCCCCATGTGATGGCAGCGCGCTCAAGCGCGGTGAGCTGGCTTTCGATTGCCTCGGCAGCCTTGTCTGCAGAGTCGCTGGCGGCCTCTCCTGTTTCAACATAGGCCATACCAAGCTCGCGCACTTCGCGGCGGGCGGTGACGGCTGCCTGCGCTGCTTCTTCACCGGCAAGCTGAGCCTCGGCAACAAACTGACGGAAAGCGTCACCCTTCAGCGGCTCATTGAGCGCGGCATCGATCTTGGCAGCATTGGCATCAATCACGGCCTGGGCTGCAAAGCTCATTTCCTCAAGCGCTGCAATCGGCCCCGCTGTGATTCTGGCCATGCCGGGTATGGCGTTCGATAGCTCTACCAGCGCCAGCTGTACGTCAATGATCGGTTTGATCAGCCTGGCAAGGCCCATGGCGGCGCCAGAGGTCACAATGGTGAAAACCCGCCCTACGCCGTCAACAGCGTCAATGAGGAACGCCAGGGCATCAACGGCGCTACTGACAGCCCTTTCAACGGCGGTCCCCATACCGCCAGCATCATCGGCAGTATCAAGGAACAGGTTGCCAACAGCGGTCAGAATCGGGGCAAGCTGAACAGTCAGCTGCTTGCCAGCCCCGTCTGTGAGCATGCCGAACGTGCTCATGGCATCGTTGGCCATTTCAACCTTGGCCGCATCAACATCAGACAGGTTCAGTCCGAATATCTCTACCTGGCGCGCTGCCTCAGCAATTGTGTCTGGAGACATGCGGCTGATGGCAAGTGAGCCCTCTTCGCCAAAGAGCTGGCCGGCAACAGCAGCACGCTCGGCAAAGGGGATAAACTCTGTGATAGCGCCATTGATCTTGCTGATCCGCTCATCGAGCGGCAGCATCTGCAGCTGGCTTGCAGTCAGTCCCAGGCGCTCCAAAGCATCCTTTGCTGGACCTGCGCCAGCTGCTGCTTGAGACAGACGGCGCGTCAGATCTTTGGTGGCCTGCTCAAGTCCGGACATGGATACGCCGGAAAGCTCTGCAGCGCGCTGGGCGACCGCAAGCCCTTCGTAAGTCGTATCAAGGGACTGTGCCAACTTGGCGTTCTGATCAATCAGTTCGCTTTGCCTGCTAACGATGATGGCGACACCCGAAACGGCGGCAACGGCACCTGCAGCAACGGCAACACCAATGGCTTTACTGTACTTGCTGATATCGTCGCTGGTCTTCTTGGCTTTGCGGGACGCCTTATCCATGCCCTGCTCAAAGCCGCCGATCTTGGCAATCAGATCAAGCGTCAGCGTGCCCAGCGATTTACTGGCCATGGTTTCTCCTGGGCATAAAAAAACCCGCTCAAGGCGGGTTCTGTTTGGTATTGATGTTACCTGCCTATGCAGGACTCGATGCTATCTGTCAGCCTCTCAAGGCTGGCCAAGGCCATATCAGGATTAGCGCCAGCCCAAGCGCCCACTGGCGTGAACCCAGTATTGGCGGCCGCCCCTGTATTGCTCTGGGCCTGCTGTATTCCTGTGTAACGGTACTTCCTGCCGTCACCTTGCTGCTTGACTGACAGCTTGAAGCGCACAGCCCTTGATACTAGGGCGCCAGCACTGTATTCAGTTGAACCGCTGGCAACCACTGAGCCGCCATCAGGTGCGACGTATTCGATCACGCTGCCGCCTGCAACCTGGCTGCTCTGTTCAGAGCGGTAATAATTACCGGTATAGGCCCCGAAAAAGCTGCCGCTGGAGTCAGAAAGCGTCTGGCCCTGATTGCTCACGGTGGCCGCAACGCAGCCCGGTATATCTCCAGGCCCGCCCGACCTTGTGAATGCGACTGCAGAAACTGCCTCGGACGATGCCCAGGGCGAGAACTCTGCATTGTATTGGTTAAGAACTGGCATCCTGCCTTGTGATGCGCAGGCCGAAAGAAGAAGCGCGCCGGCTATTGCGGCGCATGTGTGGCGACTTATCAGCATGTGTGGTCCCTCGGGTTATTGGCCCGAAAGTATAGCAAGGATCACGCCCACTGTTTCATCGCCTCTTCCAGCGTCAGCTCTGGCTCTGGCTCATGCGGCATGAAGTCGTACAACCTATAACCCCCATCCCGACTGTGCATGTTTGAATACAGCGTGGCGAGCAAAGCAGACCCGCGCTCAACGTGCCGGCCGACATGAAGCGATCCGCGCTTGTTGATGTAGCGCACCCAGGAATTGAACTCAGCAAGCGTCAGCCGCTCCTTGGCCTCGGCAATCGTACACCCACCAATTCCGTTTAGAACAAGCTCGTGCCAGATCTCTTCGTCAGTGCTCAGCTCGCTTGAGTCTTTCCCATGCCGTTGACCTCACCGATAACGGTCAGCAAGGCCATGGTCAGAGCGCCATCAAGCGGCCCACGATCCGGATCCGCTTCACCGGTAATATCGGCCGGGGTAAAAACTGGCTTACCGGCAGCGTCACAAATCGAGTGAGCAATACGCGCTGCAACCGGGTCAGTTTTGTTTTTTGCCGCGAAGATATCGCCGACTGCCGAGTTGTAGGACAGCGGGCGAACGTAAACCGTCGCGGTTACGTCCTCGTCGCCATGCTTCCAGGTGATCTCGCGCTCAACTGGGGCGCCGGTAAAGGCCCCCAGCTTGGCGAGTGAGTCGATGGACAGGTCCATTAAACAGCCGCCTTGCGAATCCAGGCGGAGCCGCCAGAGCGCTGGATAGTAGCCGCCGTGGTGACAACAGTATTGGCTGCGAAGTCGAACGGGAAGTCAGAGACGTAGCCTTCGAACACGAACCAGGTGCGGGTGGTTGGCAGTTCAAAGTCATCGCCGGCCACGTTGATGGTCGGCGGGATGTCCTTGCCATCAGACCAGCCGACAGCCCACATGATATTTTCAATGGTGTCGTCTTCACTCAACTCATGCAGGCGCACATGTGAATCGTTGCGCGGGTCGGCGTTGAGGGTCATGGATGCCTGACCAGGGGTGCGAAGGCCGCGCAGATAAGTGCGCACGCTGGCATCAAGGCAGGTGGTTTCGATCTGGTCGGCAGGGTTGCCGCCTGGGTTGAATGCGGTTGCACATTCGATCTCGATGACTTCGAGCACATCGGGATCGGCAACGGTTGGCACCAGTGCATAGATCTGGGTGCCTTGAGCGAGAATCGGCATGGTTTAACTCCTACGGGTTTTTGGGCAATAAAAAACCCGCCGAAGCGGGTTGTGGTGTGGTGCTCTGGTTATCGCTGGACCAGCCAGTTGACGTCGAATGAATAGCGGTACAGCTTGGTATCCTTCTCGCGGCTTTCACCGCGCCACGCGACTATGTGTGCGTGCGGCTCGATTGCATTCCTGAGCGCTTCGGCTGCGGCGCGTGCGCTTGTTCCTGTGCTGGCGTATACATCGACCTGCAGCGTGTAGCTGTCGAGGTCTGGCACTTGGTTGATGTAGTTCTCAGGGATGCCAGAGACGGTCTGCCATGTCGCATACGGAAGCGCATAGCCTTGCTGAGTCGGCTCCGGCGCATCACCAAACGGCCAGAACCTGACCGGGGCGGTGCCGAGCAAAGCAGTGACCGCAGATGATGCGGCGACTGTCTGGAATATCGGTGCGAACATTTCAGCTCCTGGCCTTATTGGCTTTCTTGATCGCTCGGGTCAGCGCCTTGTCGTACTGGCTCAGGAACTCGTTTGTAATCTCGTTGATGCTGTTTTCCATGGCTGGACGCATATACGGCTGCGCCCTAGCCTTGGAGGTTCCAAGCTCTACCAGCATGGCGTGAGGTGTTGCCCCGCCCTGCCCTGTGTCTGGGTTGCCGGGCTGCAGATTCTTTGTACTGCCGGTCAATACGCCAACACGAAAACCAAGATCACCGGTGCGCTTGAACAGCCTGCCGTTCCACCGCATTGCAATGTTGTCTGCAATGGCTCGGCCAGTTCCGGGGTCATCAATCCGCTCTGCATTACGCTTGGCTTTATCAACAACAATCTGCGCCGCCTTGCGCAGAGCGAAGCGGCCGCCCTTGCGCTTCACGTCATAGGTCACGGCATCCAGCTTGCCCAGCAGCTCATCTATGCCGGTCAGGGAGAACTCAACACCATCAGCCATCATTCACCCCGGCAGAGACAGCCAGCGTCAGATACTCTAGACCGCTATCAGCATCAGGCATTACGCCCTGAATGTTGTAGATTGCGCCTCGGTGTAATATGCGCATTGAGGGCAGCACGCCTGTCCGGTAGCGGATCACAATGCGCGCTGACAAAGATGACTGTGTGGCGCTCGACGCAATGAAGTCCTTGACCGACAGCGGCTCAACGGACGCCGGCACCTTGTCCCATACCGTGGCCCAGCCCTGAACCATTTCACCGGTCACGGGATCTTGTGTTGTGCCGGGCGACTGGAAGGTGACGCGCTGGCGGAGTTTTCCGGCTTGCATCAGATACCCAGCCCGATTCGTGATGGCCAAAGCAGCGACTCGGCGCCGTTCGGCAGGGCAGCAACTGAAACGCCGGCCACGACGTCTTCACGATGGGCGTACAAATGGCCGCAGATCAGCAGGCAGGCCGAGACAATGGCAGGCTTGATAACAATCCCGTTCTGTATTCTCATGGCCGCCGCCAGCTTGTCAGCCAGGATACGCTGAGCATCTTTGATAACTTCGTCGCGCACTTCTTGGTCTGTGATCGATGCCGCCGCCTCAATCGCGCCGCTATAGGCTGTACGCGCTGCAGTTCGCAAAGTCGGCACAGTCGCCAGCGCCGCATCAAGCGCCGTCTGGTCCACATAGAAGTTGCGCTGGATAAAGTCCTTGGCGCTATCCTCGGCAGCATCCAGGCACCGCTGCACAATGGCCTGGTCCTCGGGCTCTGCGTAGGTGTGCTCCATTGCCGATTCGATAGCGATCACGGACATGATTATTCAGCCTTCTTGGCGGCAGGCTTGGCTGCTGGCTTGGCTTTGGGCTCCGGAGTTTTGGTCTCCATTTCCCGTTGCACTTTTACTTCGCGAGCAAGGCCGTTAGCCATGAGCTCGCCGATATACCCAGCCGCGCCTTCGATCTTGGCGCCAGCCTTCACATATTCTTTGGTGTCGCTTCGCTGAAATGGGCGATTTGTTACTGCTACCTTAGTGCTCATAAAGCCTCCAGATCGACGGGGCCGAAGCCCCGCCTATCAGGTTGCGCCGGTTATGCTGCGCCGGACAGGTTGCCGTGAATGAATGCCAGAGGACGCTTGACCGCCAGAGCCAGACGCTCTTCGAACATGATCGAAACCATGTTGTAGATGAAGTCGTCCTCGTTCTCGGTGGACATGAAGACCGCCGAATTCATGCGGTCGTAGATGGTCGCGGCAGTAGAGAACGCGCCAACCATGAACTCGCCAGCCGCCAGAGCGTCAGACTCAACAACAGGCAGACCCCACAAGCGAGCCGGAGCGCCAGCAGCGGAGCCGCTGAACAAGTAGCGATCCTGGCTGTCCTTCAGCAGCTCGATGGCCGCCCAATCAGCAGGGTTCAGCACAATGCCGGTGGCGCCGTAGTAAGACTGGCGAACCTGCAGGATGGCGCGGCGAAGCACGTCGACCTGCTGATCACCCACTACAGTGGCGGCCACGTTGTAGGCAGTAGCCTGCGGCACAAGGCCGAGCAGGTTGGTGCCAGTGCCGTCACCGGCCATGAGCTGGTCTTCCTCGACCTGGCGAAGCATCTCGAAGCCTTCGTTGTTGATCTCGGCCTGCAGGCGGGCAAAGTCGGACAGCACTTCAGAGCTGGTCTTGAAGTAGTGCGCGATCTTGCGAACAGCGGTTTCCTTCCGCTCGTAGGTCAGATCAGACTTGGGCTTGAGCCCACCCTCTGCAACGGTGGCCGCGGCATTGGTGCGGACGTTGGTCCGTACCCACTCGACCAGATTGCTGTCAACCGGAACCGTGGGGATCAGGCTGCGCAGCATGCGCGGGCGGTAGGGGTCTGTCACGATTTCCGGATCACGGAACGACCAGATACCTGGGCCGCCAGAAGCGCCGCCAGAGGTGATGTCCTTGATCTCCATCGGGGCGGACTGGCCCTTGTGGTACTGCTTGCCGGCGTACTGCTTATACGCATCCGACTCGACGAACATCTCGCCAAGGGACTTCTGCTTCTCCGGGACGCCTTTGTCGCGAACGGACTTCTGCTCAACAGCAGCCAGGCGAGCTTCGAACTCCTTGCCCTTCTCGCTCAGAGTCACGATTTCGGTTTTGGTGGAGTCCAGGACCTTGCCGTATTCCTTGACGTCCGTCTCAGTCTTGGCAATAGCGTTGGTCAGCTCTAATGAATGGCTCTTCATTGCTTCAAGTACGGCGTCCTTGACGGACGGCTCGCCGACTTCGCCTCGCTGCGAAGAGGTGCGGGCTTGGTAGCCTTCGGGCGCCTTCTCCAGCAACATGGCGGCGATGGCCACAATGGCGACTGACGCGCCGGCAGCTTCGATGGAAAGGCCGAAGACCATAGGGGTCATGGCCAGCAGAGATACAACCAGCAGCATAAATACTGCCGAAAGTTTGAAGTGTCGCATTGGTGTTACTCCTGTGTGCCCGAGAAACGCGGGGCGGATTTGATAGCAGCCAGAATGTCTGCAAGTTCATCTTTCGCCGGTGCGTCGGACTCACTCCGAAGCAGATGTGCAAGGCCTTTGCTGGCGACAGCAGTGGCCTGCGTTTTCGAAAAGCCTGCCTCGCGCAGGAACTTCTCAAAATCTTTCAAGGACGGCAGCTTGCCTTCCTCGACAATTTCTTTGACGCCAGTGATCCGCGCGGCCTCGTTGGCCGGGAAGGTCACCAGGGACACTTCCCACAGATCAACCTTCTTCAAGGTGCGGATGCCGGTCACGTTGTCGTAGCTGTCCTCGCGGGTATAGAACCCGATGGACATGCCGGATATAGCGCCGAGCTTCATCAGCTCGTATGCCTCCGCGCCGCGCGCGGTCTTGAGTGCCAGCTGGCCTTCGACGTAAAGCCCGACACCGTCCTCTTTGACCAAGGTATACACGCCGATCGGCTCGCTGCTGCGGTGCTGCCACAGCAATGAAGGCATGCGGCCCTGGATGCTTTCGGTGAATGCGCCCGGTGCGACTATCTCGTCATAACTATCCTTGACGCCGAACACAGAGCCGTAGCCTGAAAAGCTGCCGTCTTCGTTGATGGCTTTGATCTCGAGCGGAACGTCGATGTGCTTGGTGCGTATAGGCGTTGCCTTGCGTTGCATCGCGCCTGTCTTGATCTTCATTGGTCATCCTCTTTCAGCCAGTGCATCAGCGCAGCTTTTACGGCTTGCGACTCTGTGCCGCCTCCCAGCATGTCCAGGGGCAACAGATTTGATTGAGCGGTGTGTATGTCGCCACCCTTGATGGGCGGCAGGTTCTCGAGGATGCGAACCTCGTTGCGGTTCATCCAGCCGTTCTGCAATGCGCTTGCGTAGAAAGTAGTGCGGGCGGCTGTGTCTGCGCGGAGAAGGCCTTCGACGCTGAACTCGGCGTAATACTTCATCTGCTCAACAGGGGTCAGCAACTGATCCCATATCGCCTGCTCTACTCGCTTGAGCCAGGGACGCAGACCGTACTGGAGAAACCAAAGATTGATGCTCTCGCTTGAGCTGGCCCAGCTTGAGGCCTTGTCAGTTGCGCCGATCATAGAAGGGGGAACCCCAAACCAGCGGCAAATCTCTTCAATGCTGAACACGCGCGACTCGAGCAGCTGCGCGTCATCAGGATTGATACCGACTTCGCCTATCGTCATCCCACCTTCAAGCAGCGGAGACTTGCCGGCGTTCAGCGATCCGGATACATCCTGCATGCTTTTCTTCAGCTCTTCGCGCTGCTCCCTTCGAACAGTCCCTTCCATCTTGAAGTAGGTGGTAGGCATCAGTCCGTTCTTGAACGTGCTGCTTGCTGCATCGTTAGCAGCCAGCGCTGCGCCGATCACTTCTGTGCCGTAGCGGACAACGGACATTCCGAAGCGGCCATGGAGCGTAAAGCCGGGCAGGTGGAAGATGTCGTCTTCCTCAATATCGCGAGGCGTGCCGTCATCGTCTGTGTATCTGAACCGGTATGCGCCAGACTCAAGCCGGCGCCAGGTCAGGCGCTCGCTGATGAGCAGGTCGAGGGCGACGATACGACCACCGCTGCGCCTCTTCTCGGCAAAGCCGTTACCGTGCAGAAGCGCGGCGCCGATGATTGACTCCCAAAACGTCACAGCCATCATGTCGGCGTTCGGCTTTGAGTGGATCAGCCGAGCTATGCTTATGCTGTCCGCTAGCTTGCGGCTGCCGTCTGACTTTAGCTCGTACAGACCGAGCGGTAGTGTGGCGATCGTCTGCGAAACCAGGCGAGTGCAGGCCCACACCGCGGACAAGCTCAACGCCTTTTCAGATGTAACAGTGACGCCGGACTTCGCCTCGCGGCCTTGCCATGTCGCCCACTGGGACATATCGCTAAGACCCAGCCAACCAATGACGGCGGACTTCAAGCGGCCCGGCTTTTTCGCCTTGTCTTTCATACGATAATCGGGCTCCCAATGAAGTCGGACAGGTCGGCTGATTGCTCGCCTGCGATTGCTCTGCTTAATGCGGTGATCGCCCCGACAACACCATCAATCTTGTTTTCGGGTCGTTCTTTGTTCGGGTAGATGTTGTCCTTCGCGTCCGTCTTGGCTATGACGTTGCTGGCCATCCATGTCAGAACGGGGCAGTCGCCATGCGCCAGCACCTTGCGCAGTACCAGGGCTTCGAACTCCTTCATAGGCTCGCTGATGTTCTGCACGGTCTGGCGCACCTCGACCATCAGCATTCCTTCGGCCTGCATCTCTTGTGCAAGCTGCGTGGCCTGCCAGGGGTCATAGGCAACCTCCTGAACATCGAAGCGCCCGGCGAACTCTCGCAAGTCATCCTTGATCACCTCGAACTCGATCACCTCGCCATCGGTCAGCGTCAGCAGGCCAAGCGCATCGAACTCGCGATACCGGCTGGTATTGCTGTCGAGCTCTTCGATTACCCTAGCTTCGGGCAGGTAGTACCTGCCGTGCAGATGCCAAAGCGGGTCGCCTTCCACTGGCGGGAAGAACAGCATATTGCCGGCGATGTCGATCTTGCTGGCCAAGTCCAGGCCGATATAGCAGGGCCTGCCCTCCAGCTCACTGAGGCTCTTGCGCTTCGGGCATTGCTTCCATCGCAGCATGTTGATCCACGCGTTCTTCGCCCCGACCCATTGGTTAAGGTGCTTGGTACGAAACGTGGTCTGCTTGGCTGCGGACTGCATAGCGTCACGCTGACGGGCTTCGAGGAAGTCGCCGCTGATACTGATTCCGTAGTTCGGGTTGGCCTTTATCAGGGACTTAACATCTGTCCAGTCGTCGCCATCGTCGATTGTGTAAAGCATGGCCCACAGGTCGGGGCGCTCGATCGCACCTTCGAGCATGCGCTCGCAATCGCGAATCAACTGATGGCATGGCCCGCCGATGCTGGAGCCAGCCGTGGTAATCACCAGCATGATCGGCTGCTCGCGGGCACCCATGCCGGTTTCCATTGTGTCGAATAGCGTGGAGTCTTGGTGTTCGTGGTACTCGTCAACGATGGAGCATGACGGGCTTGAGCCATCACCAGGCTTGCCGATGACAGGCTCGAACCTCGACCCATCCTCCATGCGGAACATATTGGAGGCGTTCACGTCGACGCCGTAGTGTTCCTGCAGGGCTGGGGTGCGCTCGACCATTAGCTTGGCCGGGCGGAATACTTCCCAGGCCTGCTTCTCTGTCGTGGCGCCTGAGTAGACCTCGGCGCCGAACTCGTTGTCCGCGGCGAACATGTAGACGCCGACACCGCCGCCGATGATCGACTTGCCGTTCTTCCTGGGCACGAACACGGTGATGGTGCGGAACCGGCGGTTGCCGTCCTTCTTCTGCACCCACCCGAAAGGGATGCAGACAGCGAACAACTGCCACGGCTCCAGGGTGATGCGTTCGCGCTTGCTGGCCCATTTGCCCTTGGTGTGCGGCAATAGCTGCAGGAACCGAGCGACCTTCTCGGCCTTGGCCGGGTCAAACTTGTACGGAAATGCCTTGCTGCGGGACTTGCGCACATCCGACATGTGCCGCTTGCAAGCCAGCTTGATCCACTTGCAGGCCACGATCTTGCCGGATATGACCTCGCGCGCGTAGGCCTCCGCCTTCGCCACCAGCGGATAGTCAGGTTTTGCGGCCATTACAAATCAGCGAATGGGTTGCCGCCTGGCTTCTTCGATACAGGTCCAGCCACTTTGGCGCGATCAGATGGAGTCATGCCGAACTTGCCGAGCAGTGTTTCGAGGCGAACCAGCTTGGCCGCAGTGAAGTCGACAGGGGATGACCGGAATTCCTGCAGCAGCAGAACCGTAATCTCCAGCGCGAACCGGTCGGACTCAGTGACCACGTTCTTCGGCGCAGCCTTAACAATCTCTTTCCAGATCGCAACCCGGTCGACATCGAAATACCCGGGCGCACCTTTCAGCGGACCAGCGACTTCCGGATCTTCGCGCTTGCGATTGGGGTTCTTGTCGAACGCACCTCTCGCATCCAGCACGTTAGTCGGAGTTCTTGGCCTGGCCATTTTCGAAACCTGAATTTTGTGGAAGTAAAAAAAGACTTGAGCATGCGGTGTCCGGCCAAAAGGTGTGAACTCTTGACCCTCCCCCTCCCTTTGCGCGTGAATTTTCAGCCAGTTCTTGCACGCTTCGCCTCTGCCTGAGTCTTCTCGGCATGGCACTTGGCACAACTCGCAACGAGGTTGTTCTCGCTGTCATCCCCGCCGAACGCTACAGCCAGCCGGTGGTCAACCTCTGTCGCCGACTCGGGCCTGCCGTTCTGTAGACAGTATTGGCACAGGTAGCCATCACGCTTCAGTATCCGATCCCGTAGCCGACGCCATGGCCTGCCGCTCAAGGCCTTCTCTGCCCGCTTACTGGTCGCCCATGCATCGCCAAGGCGCTTGTGCTTCTCGCAGTATCTGGCGCCTCTGGCGAGCGCCCCACAGCCCGGAGCGCAGCAGGGCTTCATTGGTCGCATGGCCATTGGCAGGCTCGCTTTAAATCAGGTGTGTGATGCTGTCGCTCTTCACTATGTTGTCCCGAGCCCAAAGCGGTCTCAGGTTAGACAGCGACCAGCATGCTTTGAAGTCCTGGCATTCGGGGCTGTCGATAGCGAACGATGCGACCGGTATAACGTGGTCGATGTGCCACTCGCCATAGTTGTCCCATGTCATTCCTTTGAGGAACTGGCGCTCAAGGTGTGCCATCAGGTCGGTAGTGTTATACCCAACCAGTGACTCCCACCTCTTACCACCCTTGGTTGATCCTTTGATGCTGTGTGATATGCCTGAGCTTACTGAGGACCTGAGCCTTTGAGCCCTGCCAGCCTTTGACCATGCCTTGCGGTGGTAGGCTGCGTACTTCTCAGGGTTGGAAAGCCTGTGCAGCTTTTGGCGCTCCCTTGCCTGTTCTGGGTTTTCTGCATGGGATGCTCTTCGATTAGCATTGTAGACCTCACGCATCAACGCGCGTCGCGCTGCGGCGGCCTGCTTATACTTATCGTTCTTCGCCCACATTTCACGACTAAGAGCCTGGCGCTTCTCTTTGTCCCGCTTATGGCGCTTCTTCTCAAGCGCTGCATAGTGTTCGGGTCTGGCCGCCCTATCCTCTCTCTTTCGCCTGGCAGCGCAGGACTTGCACCAAGCTTGTAGTCCGAACAGCCCGGACTTCATAGGCGAAAAGAAAGCGGGCGTTGCCGGATGATTCTCCAGGCACTGAGTACATGTCTTGGTAAGTAGCGTATGATTGGCTTCAGCCATGCCGTGATCCCCTATAGATCAGGTGATGGTCAGAGCCTGGTACTGTTGACGCAGTGCCGGGCTCGCTTGTTTCTGAGCCCTCAGTATACCTTTAATTCACCTAACGCGGGTGCCATCCATGTAAGTCTCTGGTTGCGCGTCAGGGTCTTCGGGCTCTTCATCACCCAGAGCGTTGATCAGTGTCAGCAGGAGTTCGTTGGTCTTGCGCTGCTCTTCGAGCATCTGCATCAGCAGGTCTTCCATGTGCTCTCTCCCATGCTATGCGTGCCCACTTGGCTATCCACTCACGCCGCCTGGCGCATCCATTACAGGGCACTTGGATCGCTCAGGCAGACGCCGCTCACATACTCCTGCAGCCCAGCCATTGCAGCCTCAGTGGTAGTCAGTTGCTGTCTGAGGGCGTGATAATCCTGTCGAGCAGCGGCAGAGAGCTCGGCTGTTCCTGCATCATCCATGCTGGTGGTGCCGGTGGTGTTTGGCACTCTTGGGCAATCTGCTTGGACCCGCAGGCGCTGAGTACCAGCAGCAACGGCAGCAGCAAGGCGGGCGTTCTCAGCTTGGGCATTGGTCAGCTCCTGGGTGGCGATGCGGTCCAGCTCTTGCACCTGCTTGGTCAGTTCACGCTGCTTGCGGATAGACTCACGCAAGCCGGTATTGATTCTGTGCTGCTCATCGAGCTGCTGGGTTATTGCGCCCACCTGCTCGGTCTTCACGTCCAGCCGCCAATACAGCACAGCAGCCAAAGCAACCATGGCTGACAGCGCGATGATCAGCGCGCGGTTCATGCTGGGTACTTCCTGCGGTCCAGTTCAAAGTGAGGGCCGTCCTTGAAGGTCATCCAGTCACCACCCCAGACAATCGGCACGCTTAGGGCATGGGCTGCGCGCTTCATGGCATCAGCAATCTTGTAATACAGCGGCCAGTCCCAGCTGACAGTGGCGCCGACATAGGCAACCAGATCAACCGCGTGGCCTGTCAAGTGCCTACTGTTCATGGTCCTGCTTGCGCCGGCTTCCTTCAATGCTCTTTGCCGCTCGATGCCTCGCACACCTTCAGTCACCCCGAAGTCAACCTCGGTCAGGGTTATAGCCAGCTTTACCACTTCAACCAGGTCAGGATGCACGCCGTTCAGCCTGGCAAGGCTTCGGCTGCTCAGGTTGAAGCGGCTCATACCTTGTCGACAACCTTATCGATCTTCTTTGCAGCAAAGCGCTCAATCAGACCTGATGCCACGTCACCACCCAACACAGCAGCAAAGATGCCCATGGCAGCAGCAAGATACACGTGGTAGTCAAAAGACATGACCACCATGAACAGGCCGAGGCCAATTAGGCCGGCAGCACCAAAGCGCATCAGGATGCGGGCGGCGATCTGCTTCCACGTCATATCGACAATCGATGAAGCGCGCAACATCTCACCAGACACACCACTGGCCATGACCAGGATGATGACCAACCAAAGCGGCAGATCAGCCACCGTCTTGACGGCATCGGTTACCGCCTGATGTGGGTCTGGCATAAAGCGTCCTTAGGGTTAGATCCCGGCCACGCGCACTGTCACGGCCTGCTTTAAGCGGAGGCGTGGTGGATGGCCGGAAAAGGGAATAAAAAAGCCGCAATGGAGAGCGGCAAAAGCATAGGCTCACTGTGCTGGGGATTTCATGTTTCTACTCTGCTGGGAAGATGTCCAGATAATAGGCTTTACCCACTTCCATCTTCTCGGCTACCTCTGTGACGATCCCGGCCGTGAAATCGCCGTATGGCGTGTACTGGCCGTAAATGTAATCGTCGGAGGTTTTGACTTCTGAATAGACCGCACCCAGCCGAACAGTGCAGAGCTTGCCGGCGCTATGCTCGTTTGGGGTGACGGAATGACAGGTCATTTTGCAGCGCATGCGTTGAGACATTTCAGAGTCCTCGGGATGTGCAGGAGGGTCTTTCTGTCTTTCGCCTGCTGGAAACGAAAAAGCCCCGTCACAAGGACAGGGCTTTTTGAGCGGCAAAACCGCATATTGGTACATCCTGCGGCCAGTTGGCTCGGCTGTCAACTGTTTGCTAATCGCTCCAGCGCGAATTGATACAAGTACGGCGCTGTCCGGTGGCTGGGCTCGCCTTCTTCCGCCTCGTAGTACTGGATCATGCGTCGGGATATGGCAAGCCGCTCGGCAAGCGCTGCCTGTGATAGTCCGGCCCGCTCCCTCAAGCCCCGCAGGTATGCGGGGTCAGGGTTGTGATTGGAGGCGTCAGGCTTCACGGTTGACGCTATCATGGGCTACTTCGACAGCCTCTTGATCTTCGTCGGTAATGCCAAGCGAAGCCAGGGCCGCACCATCTTCCAGGGTCTCTCGGATCTCTTTCGCATTTTCAGCGCCGGCTTCTTTGATCAGATCAATTATGTCTTGTGCGGTTTTCATAGTCCGACCTCAGTTGTAGCTGCGAACGATGAAGCCGACATTCTCGGCGCCAAGGTCAGCGGTGATCATTGCGTTGAATGCGTCAACACGGGCGGCATGACCTTCTTCGTGGCGGCGAGCTTCCAGTTCTGCCAGCGCGGCTTTGTGGGTTTCGGTCAGAGCGGCTTGCTGTGCTTTTTGCTTGCTTGGGCGGATCATGGTGTATCTCCTTGGGTTCGCCCTGCGTTTCTCGCTGGGCATGTATGAACTATATGCGCAATCGTTGCGCCTGTCCAGAAGAGATTGATACCGTTCGTCGGGTTACGCCGCCTTGTCGATCAGCAACCCATTATCCAGCAATGCCTGCTCAGCCCTCGAATACGCTGCGTTCACACCCTCTTCGAGCCACCGGTTCACCTTCTGCCTCCAGCCTCTCAGCGTGCGATCTGGAGTGCCGTCCGCATCCCAGCTATGCAGCACATAGAACCCTTCCGGCAGGCGGCGCGGGATTGCCCAAGCTGTCACGGCCTTGGTCACGAATAGCCGATGCGCCGGTGACTCCACCCGAGGGATCAGCCAGCGCACCGCGTCAGCCACCTCAAAGTCATTGATGCTGTACTTGGCCACAATCACGTTCCACTGCAGGTCTGTTAGCTCCCTGTGCAGCATGGCGCGGGTCATGGCGTCCTGAGTGAGCCTTTCCTCGGCACTCAGGCCAGAACCTTCACCGGGGGTTTCTGGGAAGCCGGCCTGATAGCGCATCTGCCATCCTGACTTGGCCGTGCCATCGTTGGTCTCGATGCTCATGCACCTTGCTATGCAGTGCGCTGCGTTCTTATATACCGTCACTGTTCCGCCCTCAGTCGCCAACAAAGTTACCGCGCAAGCCCGCTCGGTTAGATTCTGGGTGGTACTGGCTGCCACTGCCTCTGCTGTTCTTGCGCAGCTCGGCATTGACCTTGAGCGCTGCCGCCAGAGCCCTGCCCAGCTGCTTGGTCAGATCAATGCCCGCCACCGGCAACCAGCCCACCCCGTCACAGTCCATGCAATCCAGCTGATAAAACACGCCACTCACCACGCCCTTGCCACGGCACTGCTGGCAGCGATCGAGCCTTGGCAGCGTCTTCACAAAGTCAGGGCCTGATTTGCTCAAGAGGCATCCTCCCTGTGAATCCAGACGCAGCGGTTAATGTCTGCCGTGTCGAGGCTGTAGAAGGTGGAGCCATCCGGGGCTTTGCACACAAACTGCTGCCCTGACCCTGCTGAGTACACCTCGAGGCGGTAGCCGTCCTCTGTCTCCCACACATCCAGCCCCGGCTCGACGCGCTCCCACTCAATCGAAATACTCATAGCTCCACTGCCCCCCTTTCCCTTTCTTCACAGCCACAAAGCGGAACGGGAACAACTCGGCCGCCATCTTGATCTTCACCCTGGCGTCATCCGTCCACAGGCCCTTGACCTCATGTATCTCAATGAGCCCGTCAGCGCGCATCAACGGGAAGTCCGGGGTGTAAAAGGTGTTGTCTGCCAGACGGAACTTCATGCCCTCAAAGCTGAACCACTGAATCTCGCCAGCGGCCTTCAGGGACTCAAGGCGCCGTGAATAAGCGGCCTCGGTCTGGTTCATCTTGCCGGCCCTGAGCCTGCCCAGCGCCTGCATTCTTTTGAGCGGATTTGCCTGTTTTCTCACTATCTTCACCCTCCCCGTTGAGAAACGCAGGAAAACGCTGAACCGCCCGCCATGCCTGCCATTGCGCCATTCGGCAGAAATGCAGGAACAGCTACTTTTACCCCGTGCGCATCCGCAAAACCCAGCTCATCCAGCCTGTTATGCCAGCGCTCCAGAGCAGCCCGGCGGCGCTCCATCACGTCACGGGTCAGGTAGGTTTCGGTGGTCACGCCCAGGGTGTGGTTGATCAGCAGCTCACCCACCATGTGATCAATGCCAATGTCGGCCAGGCTGGAGCGCATCAGCTTGCGCAGGTCGTGGCTTGTCCACTGCCTGCCGCTGACCTCACGCATCAAGGCATGGGCGCTGGTGTCCGCCATCTTGCCGCCACCACGCACCGGGAACAGCCAGGCCGCTTTCAGGCGCGGATCTGGCAGGGCCTTGCGGTAGCGGTCGAGCAATCCCAGCACTTGTGGCGTCAGCGGCAGCACATGCTCACGGCGGCTCTTGGTGTTGGCCTCTGGTATCACCCACACCCGCTCATCAAGCGAGATATGCGCCCAGCGCGCCATCAGGGTTTCAGCAATGCGGGTACCGTGAGCCAGCATCATCAGCGGCAGCATCCCCTTGGTCGGGTCATCATTGAAGGTCTGCACCAGGTGTTGCACCAGATCAGCCAGATCAACACGCGAGAGCGCCGCCGGCTTGGGCCGCATCTTGCCCTTGTAGAAGTTGCGGAAGGTGATGCCTTTCAGCGGGTTGGAAGCGATGCGCTTTTGCTCAAACGCCATGCGGAACGCCTGCCCCATGCCCTGCAGCGCTTTCTGCACCGTGCGCGGCGCCAGCTCCTGGTGCATAGGGAACACCAGCAGGTCATCCAGCACCACGCGGTCCAGCTTGCGCACAGCCACCTTGCCGATCTTGGGCACCACATGCCGGCGCATCAGGCTGCCCATGCTGGCCCGGTACTTCTCCGAGCGGGTGCGGTCGCCCTCGATGCGGCTTAACCACCAGAGAATGACCTCGGCGGTTGTCTTCATTGGCTCACCATGTAAAACCGATCAGCGTTTACAACAAAGGCCATGTCTTCAATCCGCGCGTCCCGCCAGCGATCCACAGGTATACTGCTTACCCGGTACTCAACCTGCAGAATCAAGCAACCATTTTCACCATGACGGTGGCGGGTTCTACCTGTCAGCTTTGCCATTCTCAACTGGTCGATCATGCCGCCACCAACAAGCCAGACCGGCTCACCTGGTACTGCTGCTTGCAACCAACACGCCCAAGGGTCAGCGGATCACGCGCTACCACCTCCCAGCCCTCACCGCGCTTGCGCTCGATCAAGGCCCGCAGGTGGTCCTGCATGCGGCGCTCGATGCGCGCCTGTTGTTGTTCCTGGTTGGTCATCGGTTCGCCCTCAGCATTCTGTTCAGTTTTGCCCGCACAGGGGCCTCAAGGTCACCCAGCAGGCCCAGCTCACGCTCAGCGCCAATCCGGTTGGCCCGCATCTGGAATATCCGCTCGGCATGGGCGTTCACCTGCCCCACCCGCGCCAATGCGGCAGCGCGCTCAGCATCCAGCGCGGCCCGCACATCGGCCGGCAAGGTGGCAAGGTTGATTGTTTTGCGTACCAACTCGCGCTGCTCTGGGGTCATGGCCGCGCACCCCCTGCCAGCGCCGCCCGCATGGCCTGCAGCGCCTCACGGGCCTTGGCGGGGTCAGCTGGCACCGTGGCATGGGCAGGCAAGGCCTTGGGTATCTCGCGCAACGGCTCACCAGCCAACACCATCTTGCAGGTGAGTTCATACGCCCGATCAAACAGCTTGCGGGCTGGGTCCATCTGCAACCGGCCAAGGGTGTACAAGCCCGCCTCAAGTGCTGCATGGCGCACCGCAATGTGGCTCCAGGCACTGGCGTCATCGATGCGGGCCGCCATTGCCGGGTGTGCCATGGCCAGAGCCTCACGGAATGCCCTGTCACCAGAGGGCAAACCAAGCTGCTCAGGGCTGGGTGTGCACCACTTCACAAACTTGCCCGAGCTGGGCATAAAATCCCCGCCGTTGGTACGCGCTGCCGCCAGACCAAAGCGGATCTGCTCAACCCGCGTGATGCCGGCCGCCATGAAGGCCTTGGTCCAGCTGCGCTTGGCGGTTTCAAGTGCCGCGTCATCCGGCCAGGCCTGTTTCCATGCCGGGAATATCGCCTGCAGCTCACGGAACAGCTTGTTCACAACCAGAGCAGAGTCCTGATCAATCTCGCGGGGCGCTGCAGGCACCGTGGCAAGGCCAGCAGCCAATGCTTTTTGCGCGGTGGTGGTCACGTGTTTCATCACAGGTCCCCCAGGTTGTCAGCCCATGTGGTGTCGTCCATGTTCAGCCCTGGCCCTGCCGCGCCCTGTCGGTTGGGTGAGCGCTGCGCCCATTCCTGAGCCTTCAGCATCCACGTTCGCCACGTAGCCACCCAGTCAGCCTTGGTGCCACCGTCACCGCGCCAGTAATTCACAAACTTCTCGGTCTCGCGGTTCAGGTCGACCATCGGTGCACGCTCATGCGCCCATTGGCTCATCAGGGTGTTGACCAGAAACGGGTCAGGTATGCGGGTCTTGCGTTTGGACTTCGCAGCCTTGGGCTCATCCTGCCCAGCTGGGGGGGTATCCACCCCACGGGGGGATACAGGGGGGGTTTGGGGTTTAATATATTCTTCTCTAATTCTAGCTCCACACTCCGTCTGCATTTTGTCCGCATCCGATGCGGACACAGTGCGGACAGTTGCCTTTCTCTTTGCGTCCATGCTGCGCCGTTTTGCAGACGCGCCGTTGTGTTCATCAAAGTTCACCACCGCCACGCCGTCATCCTGAGCGGACACCCAGCCGATCTGCACCAGGGCATCACCCAGGCCCGCCACGCCGGTTTTACGGTCAATGGCACGAAGGGTCATGCCCGGCAGAAAGCCGTCCTCAGAGTGTTCATCCGCCATGGCCCACAACCAGTACAAGCCACCGATCACCATGGCCTCCGGCTGGCCTGTCAGGTCGCACAGGCTCGACACGCGCGGGTCATCCCACAAGTTGGTGCGCATTTTTATCCAGTCCCCAGCCATCAGAATGCCCTCCCGACTTTCTGCGCCAGCAGCGTCAAACCCTTGGGCGTGACACGCACCTGTGACGCCAACCGCTGGTGGCCATCATCCTCGGTACCCAGCACAGTCACCTTGTGCTCAAGCAGACCCGCCTGCAGCCGCGGTGCAAAGCCAAGCCAGTGGGCGCAGCCTTCCCGCCGGTAGATCCAGCGGTTCTCTGCCATCCAATGCAACAGCTCTTTGCGGGGCACGCCCAGGTGCTTGGCCGCATCCGTCAGGCACATGGTCCCGCGTGACGTTGCAATGCGGCTCAGCGCGGCCACTTGGGGCGCCTGTTGCTGCACAACCAGGCGCAGGCCGTTGTTCTGCTCGGCCAGATCAGCCGCCAGACGTAGGGCCTCAGGCAAAGTGCGGGGGATCGTGTTGGTTTGCTGCTCAAGCTCATGCAGCCGGCGGATCACCCGCAACCGCAAGGCAGCGCTGTAGCCAGTGATCAACACTTCGGTCAGGGTGCGCGGCAGCCAGATGCAGGCCACGTAATTGCGCGCGTCCCGCTCTTCACGGACATGATCCAGATCTGGATCATCCTTTAGCGAGTCCAGCATGGCGCGAATATCACGCAGCACATGCGGGTGTTTCTTGTCAGTGAGCTGGGCAATCTCGGTGCTGCTCATGGTCAGCGCCCGGGTGCTATTGCTCAAAATCATGTCAGTTGTCATAATCACCTCGTCATGTATGCCCCGGCTGGGTCCCCACCCATCAAAGCCGGGGTTTTTTATTGCCTGTATGAAAACCCAGCACTTTCAGCGCACTGACGCATATATGGGCCAGCCAATAAAATGGAGCCTCATGCAGCAGGCTTTGCAATGTCGCCAATGTCTGGACACAGATCAGCAGCCTTGAATAGCCCGCCTGTTTCCTTTTCAGCCCTGAGGGCAGTAAGCGGACCCATTCCATGGCGACCACGAACCCAACCGCTGACAGTCGACTGATCAACCCGGAGTCTCTCGGCCGTTTTAATCTGATCGCCGAAATGGTCGACCAGGGCGGTAAAAATGCTATTCATCAAACGCCCTCCAATGGGTGTTCCCATATCGTAGGCCATAGGAACACCCGTTTGCAAGAGCATGGGGCAACCCATATCATCGAAAGCATGGAATACAGCCAACGCCTCAAGGCCGCCCGCAAGCACGCCAACCTGTCCCAGGTTGAGCTGGCAAAGCGGCTCGGCATAAATCAAACATCGATTTCCGACCTTGAGCGCGGCAAGTCGCAGTCATCTACGCATACAGCCAGCATCGCTCGGCACTGCGGGGTGAACCCTTACTGGCTTGAACGCGGTGAAGGGAGCATGGTTAACGCAGTCGGCGAGTCTCCAAATCGTTACAACGTGGAGGCAGGGCCAGAACTAAAAGGATTTGTTCC